TCCTACTACTGTTGTTCCCATTGAATCAACAATAGTAACACTAGCTTTTTTGTTTAAGTTATGAGTAACAGTCCAAGTCGCAGATGATGAACTTTGTGTGTGAACAAAGTTTTTATCACTTACGCCTGTATCTGCTAATATAGTAGAAAATGGAGTAAACTTTATAGCACCATTAGTATCAGTATGTAAAACTTCATTTGTTATTTCTACATCTTGTATTACAATACCAAAACCTGTTCCATTTTCTAGTGCAGGAGATGCTGTAGTTAAACCTGTAATAGTAACTACTCCACTTCCATTAACACTTGATGTAAAATCAGCGTGTCCATTTATAGCTGAGTTTAATGCAGTTCCAACTTCTAAAGCTGTTGAACCTATACCTGAACTTGTTAAATCTACTGCTATAACGCCACCATATCCTGTCGGAGTTGAAATAGTATCTGTATTTATTACTTTAAAATAAACAGCATATTTTACTACATCAGTGCTGTTGTATAAACACAAATATTGATGATGCAAACTACCACCGACATCTGCAAGAGGCGTTATTGTTATAGTGCTTGTATAGTTTGCCTTAACCCACTCTACAACACTTTGTCCATTTTTAGTGGACACTGTTCTTTTTCTAGCTGGTGCGAAACCCTTTGGATTATGTATCTGGGAATCACTTAAATTATTGTGATGTTTCATTTATTTAGTATGTTATAATCCCATGTCTTTTACTCACATTCCCACCTTTTGTTTTATTGTCGCAACCATCACACCCTTGCCATTCAGGATATAAAGTGTGATTGTCATCTAGATATTTTTCCATTTTTTTCTTATAAGTTTCTGCTTTCTTATAAGTTTCGTTACGTAAATAATTTAATTTATTAGGATCTACAGGGCTTGTAAAATCAGCAATATTATCTACAACGCCTTGTGATGTCGTATTATAAGTTATGTCTGGCAATATCTCAAACTTTACGCAGAATGCCAAATAATTTTTAATATAATCATTAACCAAAGTTACATAACTACCACCTGAACAAGCATTATATAAATCTTCACCTAGAAATGGCTTAACATGATTTAGTTCTGCTATCTCTATAAATGTTGATTTTATTAAATGTGAATCAAAATTTGCATTAGTTATTGTTCTTGATATTACTTCTGATTTAGTTATTAGTGCCATCTTCGTTATTTTCCTCGTTATTATTTACTTTTTGTTCGTTCTGCTTTGGTTTTTTTTCTTCTAATAAATCTTGCATTTCTTTTTCACTTAGTTCAGGCAAATGAAATATTTCTCTACCTTCTTTTATAGAAATAAATTCACTTGGTGCTACTGCGCCTAATAAAGAAACTGGTGGTTTTGTGTAAAATCTTAGGTCAGAGGCATTTATACCTCTTTCGGTTTTTAAAATCTTTTTTAATATTTTTAAGAACATTCCTTGCGGTTCTTTAATTACTGTACTCATAGCTATATCGTAAGCAGTAAGTATTTGTTGGTTATTTCCAAGTTGTCCAGCAACCTGAATACCTGATAAAGCAGGATTCCATCTATGTGCCGATATTATATTATCATTAGTAATTTTTTGTAGTTCCATAAATGAACCATCACTAGTGTCGTTTATAATATTTACATTTGTTGCATCACCATCACCATTTTTTGCTATAAATAATATTTTACTATTATCTCCTGCTCCTGTTAGTTTTGCTACAGCATCATCTATAAAGTCTTGTGCTTCATCTTCACCCATATCTGCATTTAATTCAACGATTGCACTTGGCATAAATCCATTTTTAAAGCGTGTAAGATTATAAACTCCTATTTGATTTGCAATACGTATATGATCTAATGCGGCACAGTAATCAGGCATTCCATAATAGTAATATGTACTTTCATAATCAGAAAAATGTATTATAGTTCTAAAAATTTCACCACTACTTTCTTTTTTAAATTCAGGATATTTTGGTATCTTACGCATATCATCTGGATATTGTCTTGCGTGTTCCCAGTCAGGATGCAAAAGTATATGTTTGCCACCTTTGTGTACTCTAGCTGTTGTACCATCTTGATGAAAAAAGTTTATATAGCCTTGACCTATAACAACTTCCATGTATGCGTTTCCTAATTTCCAATAATCTGCAAAAACTTTTTTAGCAACATCATCCATTGATTCGCCAAAAATATTTACATCTTCTAAAATAGTTTGTAATTTTTTATTACTTGTTCGTAAACCTTCACCTATAGAAAAAGTAGTCTTTGTGCTTAGTATTGCTCTATGCGTTGATGCTGAACGAGATAGTTCAGATAATTCTTGTGGAAATAAATTATTAATACCAAAAGGAATCCAGTCATCTCGTAAGGGTTTATACGGATGTGGCTCTTTTGGAGTTTCTTTGGATAAGTCTTTAGAAAAAGAATAACCTAATATTTTAGGACTACTTTTTGTTTGACTTATATTTGTTAAATTTTGTTTCTTTTTTCGGCTCATTTATGATAACTTTTTTTATGTTTTGTTTTTCGTTTACAACTTCCTCTTCATTTTCTAAAGAAACATAAGGTTTGCCTTGATTATGTAGGTGAGATAATACTTTGTTGCTTAACATAGAATCAAATCCAACATTAATAGTATGTCCTACTACCTCAACGGTATCATTTTCATTAGAAACAAAATAATCTTTATTAAATTTAAATTTCATCATGATATATTTTTTTATGTAAATATATAAGATTAGGGGAGATTAATCCCCTAATCCTATAAAAAGTTATTAATGAACTAGTTAGAGCTCCAAGCCTTAGTAACACCAGTTTGAGCTTGATATAAATCAATCTGTCCTGCGTTACCTGGATTTGAGTTTGCTGCCGAAACTACTACTAAAGCCTCTCTCGGGTATTCAGCGTGTACTCCTGCTAATTTAACTTGTGTACCATTAGCATCTTGTAAGCCAACTCCTGAAGTTTGTTCTCCAGATGAAAACTCTAAGTAAGCATTTTTCTCAAAAACTTTATCATATCCTAAGATAAAGAAATAAGTTTCTGGTGCTGCGGTATCACAATCATCAGCATAAGTTTCAATTAAAGCGTAAACACCACAAGATTCAGTTAATTCTCTTAATCTTGCGTTGATTTCTTCAGTAATTTTAGGTATGTAAAAATCTAATTCTACATTTACAAGAGTTGAGCCATTCTCTCTTGTTGCATTTGCAGTGAAACCACCTGTTCCTCTGTCAAATTGAAATTCAAAAAAAGTAGATGAAGTAAAAGAATTAAATTCACCACCATGAGCATCAGAACCTGGTCCTGATCCAGCCGCCGCATATCCTACAGCACCTAAACCGCCTTGTTCCATAAGCCATATTCTTTTAAGTCCACCTCTTCGGTTTCTATCGCAACATATAATTGCGTGTCCTTTAGTTATTGCCATTTTATTATTTTTATTATATTGTTATTACAAAGTTATTGGGGGGTTATTCACCCCCCTTTAACATCTTATTAAGCTGTTTCTATTGAAGTTACAACCATTCCTGGTTCTTTTACAGCAGCACCAAAAGAGTAAAGCATTCTAAATCTGTTTTCTTTACAATCTTTATTATACCACATATCAACATCTTGTGCTTGGAAATCAGTACCAATAGTGATATTGTTTTCCATAGTCCAGATAGCACACTTAGTTTCAGCAGCTGCATCTGGTGCGTTACCATTCGCCATATTTGCTAAACTTGCGTGATAAGTTGCAACATCAACATCCCAAGAATTTTGTACCATTAAAGGCACACCATTAAATCTTAATGCTCCAACACCATTTTGTAAATCTGCATAAGCAGCTGTATGTGAACCATTAGATGCTCTTAATTCTTTTGCATAAGAATCAGCAAAAGCTCTTGAACAGTAAATTACTTGGTTTTCAGCAGTAGCTAATTCAGTAGAACGAGCCGCTAACATAGCCTCTAAATGAGGTATTGTAGCTGTAGAACCTTGAAGTAAAGTTTGAGATGCAGGTAGAGTTCCAGCACCATGAGCAGTATCTAGAGCTTTCCATACACCATTACATAATGCTTGTGTTCCAGCACCATTATCAGAATCTCCCCACCATAAAATAGTAGACATATCTCTCATTATACCTTGTAATACTAATTCAGAAACGATTTCCATAAAGATAGTTCCTGATAAATCATAACGACTTATACCTCTTCTCAATAATTGAGATTTAATGTGAGATAATAAAGCTGTTGATTGTTGTGCGTGTTCAACTTCTAATCTACATAGAGTTAGAGTTATCACATCATTTGCTGATCTTGTATCATCAGCTTGAAAGCATGAAGTATTCATAGCTTTTGTTAAATCTTTAAGTGCTGAGTACCTATCTAATTTTATAGATGCTCCAGACACATCAGAAATAACCTCCATCCCTTTTAGATGGTCATTTTCAAAAAACAATGGAGATAGGAAATACTTTCTAGCATCTTCTTGACTCCATGTTAAACTTGTGTTAATTACATTTGCCATTTTTTTCTAATTTTTAATTTTTAAAATAAATTTTCTTGTCATTTGAGATGCTGTTAGCTAATACATCCCACGCATTTTCAGAATTTACTTCTGGAGTTGGGTTAGGGTCTTTGCTAGGTACTACATCACTTGGAGTTCCCTCCATTTTTGCTACTTTAAAAGTTGAAATTTCATCTTCTAAAGTTGCTATGTAACCATCCTTTTCAACAATTTTGCCATTTAGTTCAACGATTGCTTTATTAGACTCTTCAATAGACTCTTCTAAGGCACTCATTTTTTCAACAACAACATCATTATCAAGAATTTTTACTTCTTTTACTTCTGCTCCCTTTTTATTAAAAAGTTCAGAGATGTAAGTTTTTAAGTTTTCAAACTCATTTTCCATATTACTTTCTTTTTTAATGTTATTAAATAAATTACTTACAAGAGTTTTATTCTTGTAATCATACTTGTTTATATCAAATCTTGCAGCAAGTTTGATTGGTTCTTCAATTTTATCTACAAAACCATTTTCTACTGCCTCCGAACTGTTAAACCAAGTTTCCTCATTCATCCAAGAACGAATTTGCTCTTCGCTTTTACCACTCTTGGACATATATATACTTACTAGCCTATCACCCATTTTATCCATAAGGTCGGCTGCTTTTCTTAAATCTTTTGCATCTCCTACTTCACCACCCCATACATTATGTATCATGTATAAAGAGTTTTCACTCATAGTAACCACATCACCTGCCAAAGCAATAACACTAGCCATTGATGCAGCAATACCTTCTATACGAGTTGTAACTTTTTGAGGCATTCTAGATATAGCATCAAATATTGCTAAACCATCTACTACAGAACCTCCTGGTGAATTTATTCTTAGAAGAACATTTTTATCTGTTGGAATAGCTTTTATTTCATCTATAAAAGATTTTGCATCTACTCCATAGTTTCCTATCTCATCATATATCATAACCTCAGTAAAATTACTAGCGGCTACGTTTTTTATATCATACCAATTCATTTTTATTGTATTTTTTATTTTGGCACTTACCTCATCATGTTCATGGCTATAAGTAAAAAGAATTGTCATTTCTGTGCCATCTTCATCTGTTTGGGTTACATATAACTCCCCAACATCATGTAAGGTTTTCATGTCAGATTCACTAAAATCATATTTATGATCAAAGTATTCGTTTTTGTATTTTGACTTTTTGTCTATTTGTTCTAATTTTTTTATAGCCCAATTAATACCACTCGTTCCTCCCCAACAATCGTACATTAATCCTCCACAGCCTTCATCATAAGGAACATCTTTGTGTTGTTGATGTCTTTTAAAACTCGCCATGCGAGAAATTGTTGATCGGCTTAGCTTTTCTCTTCGTGCCAACTGCCCTGCCCGAGTCCAGCCTACGTTTGTTCCACAACTACTGCCATTTTCTTCTTTGTACTTGATAGCTCTTTTTGCATTATTAGTTGCAGATTG